ATCCCAGACCCTTGATGCCGTCAAGGTTGTCAGACTTGTCACCTACGATGGCACGAGCCCACGCAAAGTTCCGAGGATGGATACCATACTCTTCTAAGACTTTGTTCTTATTGAGAACTTGTTCGTTTTTGCCAGGGCGGAGTAGGATGGTTTTGTCATCACACAACTGTAGAAAATCTTGGTCGTTAGATACGATAACCTTCTGCCACTCCTCATATTCATTACAGTGACACAGCCACGCAATGATGTCGTCAGCCTCTACATTTTCAAGAGACATTTGGAGGATTGGTAGATTCTCTAGGTACTCTGTCAACCGTAGCAATTGCTCGTACTTGTTCTCTCGCTCTTCTTCAGGCGTAGCGAACTCGTATTCACGGTTGAGTTTGGGAGCCTTGCGTCCAAGTTTGTAGTTCTTGTTTTTCTCACGGCGTTTCTGTGAGCCGCCTGGACCTTCCCAGGCAACAACAACTCGGTCAGGCTTGGCACGCCGTACCTCTTTTTGAAGGGAGCGCATAAAACCAGTCAGTCCCCCAATTGGATTTCCGTTGATATCCAGTTGGGGAGACATAACATAGTTACGGATGAACATATTTTGTCCATCAATAATAAGCAGTCTTTTCATGGGGTCTCCGATAAGAGTATTACTTCTTACCTATTCTACACTCATCCTCTAGGATGTCAAGAACTCTTTCTTTGAACTTCTTGTCCTCTAGGAGTTTCAGAAAGTCTTTGCTTTGGAACTTTTTATCTTCCCCGTCAACATTGATAGTATACCAAGCGCCGCTGCGAATACAGCCAGGCGTGCCAGCGATAGCACTAAGCCAGGAACCTTCATCATCAACGCCAACACGGTCGTTAGCAAGGTCAAATAATACATCAAACTCACAACTCCTTGGTGATGGTCCGAAGCGAGACTTCATTGTCTTGGCACTGGTGTGGAAGCCGATGACCTGCTTCTTCTCGTTGAGGATCTGTCCGTTGGCTTTGCCTTTGTGCTGGGTCAGCCAGATGCGGCTAGAAGCGTGGTAGGGCAGAGCCTTGCCACCTGGCTCCACTCGGTTGTCTCCGAACATCACGCCGATGTTGGTCTTCAACTGGTTGGTGAAAACCATAGCAATCTGCTCTTTGCCGAGTGTCTCTGTTACCTTCCGCATACCTTTGGCTAATGCCTTGGCTGTCAGACCGATACGGCTGTTGGGGTCATAGTCGCCCTCGACCTCAGCCTTGACTGGAGTGCCGGCAACGCTGTCCCACACAATACAAACAAGTTTGTCTGGGGCTTTCTCTCGTAGCCGACCAATCAATCGCTCAATTGTCTCAAAGACTTCTTCAATCGTGCCGGGCTGTACATACAAGAAATTGTTCTTGGTGTCAAGTCCCAACTGTTCCATAAAGTCTGGGGAGGCTGCGTTCTCCGTATCAATATAAACAGCAACCCCTCCCATCTTTTGTGTGTTCGCCAAAATCTGCGTGACGATGAGACTCTTACCGCTGGCAGACTCACCAGCAATCGTGGTGAGCTTGCCGACAGGGATGCCCCCGTCTCGGCGGTTAGAAATAATATAATCCAGAAGAGTTGAACCTGTTGAGATCCAAGTCTTCACATCTGTCGGATTGTCTCCGTGCAGATCGTATGCAATGTTTTCTTTTGCTGCCTTGTTTAATTCGCTTCGCAAATCACTTACAAGGCTATTTCCAGCTTTGTTTGCCATTTTATCTCCATAAATGGAGAGACACCTGTACCCCGTGCCTCCCTGCGGGTTTGGCGGTCAACTACGCCAAGAGGTCGTCAAACGCTGACTCAATGTCGCTGACACCTTCCATCTGACTCACAGGAGTCTTTGTGGAAGTGTTGTTGTCATAGCGAGTGGTCTCGTTCGTACCGCTGGTGTCAGTGTCACCGAGCGTCTCGTTGAGAACCTTCTCGCAATCCTCATAGGAGGCGACTTCGAAAATCTCGTCAGCCGTCTTGATGCTTTCCAGAAGAGTGTTGACTTCTTCTTCCGTCTTCGCCAAAGGCGAGGTGCGACGCATCGGGCGGACATCAGTCGTTGGGAAGGACTGACCAGACTTCTTGCCGTAGTCAATACGGATGTCGGTGCCCTTCTCGGTGTCGGTGATGTCACCGTACTCGGGGTCAAGAACTACATCAAGTAGTGCTTGGTAGGTGGTGCGGGAAAAGCCCCACCAGCGAACGCCCTTGTCCTCTTCGCCACGAACGACGATGGGAGCGAAGATACGCATCTTAGGCCAGAAGCGTTTTGCTGCTTCCTTGGAGCCGTCAGTGCCTTCGTTCCAAAGGCGGGTTCCCCACTCTGCGATGGGGTCGGCATCACCGTTGGTCCGTGGACTGAGAACGGTGGTCTTTCCTTCAGCGCCCATACCGTAGTGGTAGTACGCTTCAAAGAAGGGGTCGCCGTCTGGCGGACAGACCAAACGAATTTGGTGAGTGCCCTCATCAGGCTTCCAAAAGTTGTCGGCGGTGTCACCGCCTCGGTTAGTAAGGGCGGCGTGCTTCTGCCGCATCTTAGCGAGATCAATACCCATTGTATTCTCCTTTCATGGTTAGTTGACCGTGATCTACTATACCATATCAGGAGAGGGTGTATAGTTAATTTTCTTCCGGTGGATCTTCTATTTTGAAAATCTTTACAACTTCAATAGGATGAGTCTGAAGTTTTTTTCCAGACGTCAGGAGCAATGAATTCTCATAAGCCCCCCAGTCCAACTTGAGGTCACGACCTGTCTTTCCATCGTGCTGTTCCGCTATAGCGGCATTGAGGGCGTTAATTGTATACAGGGTGTTAGTCTGTTTTTTACGGTGGACTCTCATCGTGTACAGATGAGGATGAAAAGAAGTGCCCTTGTTTATCCTGGCGTTATAGGTGATAATCTTCTTGTCCGGATCCTCTTGGTTCCTCAGCAGAAAAATATAGCTGTTTGTTAATTGCATATTGTTTACTATGAAATTAACCTCTTCCAAAACCTTATCTTCATCAGCGCCGGTTATAAAAGAAGCCAATAAAACACCACGTTGCTGATTCATAAACAAAAAATCCCACCTAAAGAAACGTTAATATAAGTAGTATCCTCAGGTCGTTTTGGCAGTGTTATCGTGCTCTTGTACCATAGAAGAGAATAGGACACACAAAACCATCAAATCATTATAATTGGTAGCGTGGACTGAATAACTCACAGACTGTGCGCTTTTTTGATAATCTTTGACGTGTTCCTTAATCTTTTTAATAAGGGTGGTGTCTTTTTCTAACTGTTCGCCTGGAACCCCATAATAAAAATGAATTCCAGCAATCGCCTCTAGGGCGAACAAAAATTTAACACTTCTGTCTCCTTCGAGCGACGAGATACCAAACGTTGCAATTCTGCAAATCTCTGGAATGGAAACCTTTGAGGAGATCACTGAAGGAGAATGGTGGAAATAGTTAATCATCGCCACCACATAAGAAATAAAATTGGCTAGTTTCTGTTCATACTCATGAATCGGAACATCTTCCATCAATGCTTCTGCCTCAGATCGATCCAAGAGGAATATCCGATCAAAAAGACCTGATCGAGCATACTGTTGAAGAATGTGAAAAGAAATTCTGTCATCTCTCTTTTGAATTTCCGAAATCATATCTCTGTCTGGGGCGACATATAAAATACTGATGGCTGCATCCTTGATTGTTTCAAGGGTTCTTAAAAGTATTCCAGCAATAGGGTCGCCACCTTCAACAACAACCAGTACCTCGTCCCCTTCTCGAATAGAACGCAAATAGACCGAACACTCAGTAGTATCGATATTTTTTTCGTATGCTTCCATATCTGATTGCGGGGCAATGGATAGACTTCCTCGTTCCTCTAGGTCTATCCCAATTTTATATACTCTGTATTCAGGGTATACACTAAGTTCGTCCGCTATGGCGCAACCCAAACGACCAATGCCAATTATTTTGTCCATTACTCAAGCATCCCCAAGGTAGACCCTCTTTTAATATTTATACCGAAAGTTCCAAAATTAGTGGATGACATCAAATGGCACAAGACTGGTATGAGATCGTTATCTGATTTTTTCATATCGATAATGATGGCGTCGTGAAGAAGGTATGCAACTCTTGAGCCGCTACTTTTCTCTCTCAATAAGTAGTCAATCTTAAGAGCCTGTTTTAAAAATAATTCTGCTGCCGTAGACTGAACCAGATAGTTTACAGCATGATGCCCAGATACCTCAGTTATGACTTTGCCGAAAGGAGTAGTAATTGTATTATCAGCATAGTGTTTTTGTAGAAGCAAATTCTTGGGATAAAATTTCTCTAGCCGCTTAACTGCCTCAGTGTCCTTCTGTTGCGTAGACCCATAGAGCCAAGCGAAAAAGGCAACCTTCGCCTCTGCTCTCGTTTTTGTTTTACCAAACACTTCTTGCAAGTGAAAATCGTGGACATCGCCAGGTGGCTGCTCTTTGCCCAAGAGCCCCAGCAGCGTCCTGACTTCCGCTCCGTTAAAATCGAGTTCTAAATAATAATCATTATGAGGAAGGATTGCGCTGCGTAGATCTTTTGGAAGCGTCAGGATCGGAAAAGAATGACGAACAGTTGTAAGTCTCCCTGTCTTTGTTCCAAACTGGT